GGACGTCGATGACCTTGCCCGAGCCGGTTGCGTTGAACAGGTCAAGGTAGAGCTTGGACGCGCCAACCGCGATGGGTGGCGTGATGAGGCCGTACGTGGGTAGGGACCCGGCGAGGTGGCCTGACTCGTCGGCGATCGCGACGGCCTGAACCTCCTTGTCGCCGACTGTGTGCGTCGCGATGGCCGTGCCCGCTCCAGTGGTGATCGCGACGCTGGAGTTGGGGAGGGTCACCGCGCGATCCAGGCGTAGCCGGTCACGGCCGTGGACGTGCCGGCGATGGCCGTGATCTCGAGGTACAGCCGCGAACAGACGTGGATGGTCGTGACTTCCTCGGAGTACCCGATCGTATCCGTGCCCGTCTCGGCGATGTTCGATCCGCCGTTGAGCGCCTTGAGCACGGCCCACTTCCCGCCCATGTAGCCCCACAGGCGCAGGGCGACTGTCATCGTCCCGGAGCCAGCCGTCGACACGCAGCCGAATCGGGCAGTGGTCGGGACCGCGCCGTACACGTTGAGCGCATTGATCTCGACACCAGCCGATGCTCCCGACGGAGCACCGTTCGTCGCGGTCGCCGACGCGAGGATCTCGACCATACAGGACTGACCGCTGACCGTCTGTGTCACATCACCGAGCGCCATGGCATCTCCTTAGCGCCGGGTGAGCCCCAGCGAAGTCTTGGGCTGCGCGGCGCCGGATGCGTCGCGCACTGGAACCTTGGTCGTGAGGCGCACGAGCGAATCGAGCCGCTCCTGGTACGCCTGTTTTGCCGCGGCGTACGCAGCCTCGCTCTGGCCGTTCATCATGAACCGCGCCATCTCGGCAACGGCCAGCGTCTTCCAGCGCGTGAGTTCGTCGACTATCTCGGCGTTGGCCACAGAGGCATCATCGATTTCGACGGCGGCCAAATCGATCTTGACTTGCCGATACGCCTCGTCAATGAGTTTGCGGCCCTGGTCTTCGCGATGATCGGTCGGCAGCCGGTCGAGCCAGCCCGGAAAGGTCAGCTCGACATCCTGCGGTCGGACGCCGTGCTTGCCGACGTAGCGGACCAGGTTGAAGTACGAGTCAGCGACGTACGTGACGCCATTGACCACGTACACCCAGCGGATGCGATAGCCCGGATTGGCGTCATCACCGCAGACGTTCGCGGTGTCGGCAACCCAGGTGGAGTCGATTGTTGCCTGGATGCGCGTGCTCTGCACGGTGTCGGCAGATGCGTACGCGTTGAACAGTGGATGCTTGGCGGTGATCGAGTTGCCCGAGTCAATCTCCTCGACGTCGAACCACTCGCGCTGACCATCGGCGGCGGTGACCAGGTAGCGCCGATCAATCGCGGCGCTCGTGGTCGCGGCCACGTAGAGCACGCGCGGATCGGCCTGACCAAACCCGGACGCCGCATCGATGGTCGTGCTCGGCCCGGTCTCGACCGATGCGGCGCCGATCGCGTCTTCGCCGTCGGAGTCGTCGGTGGCATCCCAGGCGTAGACCGTGGCGGACGTGACCGACGATGGGCGGCCCTCGGCGCAGTCGTGATAGACGGTCTGCCCGGTCACGCCGTAGATGATGTCGAGCGTCGTTCTCACTGCCAGGCCCCAAACCGTTTTACCGAGCGGTCGCAGACCGACTCAGCTTTGACGGTGATGGCCCGATCGCGCTCGGCCTTGCCCATGAACTTGAACTCGCCCATGCCCGCGTTGATGCGGAGCGCGGAGAGGAACATCTCGTCGGCCAGCGACGCGCAGAGCTTGTCGGTCTTGCGGTTCTGGATGATGAGATACACGCGCTTCTCGCGCTTGCAGTTGCGGCACACACCACAGCGGCCACAGGGCGAGAGTTTGGAGATGTGAACTGCGGGCGCGGCGTGGCGGGCGGTGACGCCGCGGTCAGCGATGCGCTGTTTGCGATCGGCGCGTGGCTTAGCGGCGGCCGGCTTGGCGTTGCGGGCCAGTGCCTCGGCGCGCTCCAGTAGCCGAATGTTCTCGGCCTCGGCATCGCGGAACGTGCCGCCCATGATCTGGGCGTGGCGTACCTCCATGGCCAGCGTCGTCTCCTTGACCCAGCGATCGTGATCGGGGTGCTTTGGATCGGACGCGGCATCCGGCGCCGTGACCGCGGTGACTTTCACTCCTTGACCCCGGGCGGCTTGCCCTTGGCCTTGCGCTCCTCGCGGAGCTTCTCGAGCTGGAGTGCCTTGAGCTCGGCCTCCTCGGCTGCGAGCTTCTCCTCGGCGGCGCGCTTGCGGTTGCGCGCGACGGCCTGCTTGGCTTCCTGCTTGACGCGGTGCTCGATCAGCGCCTCAATGTGCGGGCATGCGTTGGTCGCGTGGATCTCGTCGCCCTTCTTGATGAGGGTCCGAGGATCGCTGTCACAGGGCGTGTGGTTCAGCCCCTTGATGGCGCGGAAGTCCTTGGCGATCACGCCGTCGAGCAGGTACGTGCCGTGACGTACCGGGCACTTCGCGTGCTCGATGAATCCATCGCGGCGGTACTGAAGCCGCATGCGCTGCTCGGTAGCGGCCCGGTTCGGGTCACCGTCGGCGTACATCTGGAGCGACACGACGTTGCCGACGAGATCGACCCAGCGTTCGACGCGACCGGACGGGCGCCGATCGATCCGCTCCTCGTCGTTCCAGAGGTACGTGATCTGCGGCTTCGCCTTGTCGGCGTTGGAGATTGGGAGCTTGCCGTATTTCATGCGCGCCGGCTGCACGGATTCGACCGTTGCAGAGCTGACCTCGCGGCCGGCTTGCGCCCGTCAGACCGTGGTCTGATCGAGCGCGTGTTGCTTACGCGTCGGTGACGACCTTGACGCCGGTCTGACCGTTGATCGCGCCACAGCCCCAGCGAGCCGTGAACACCATCTTGGTCGTACGCGACTCGGCCGCACGCTGCGACTCGAGCGTGAACGGACGGCGCGAAGCCTGACCGAACGTCGCCATCGTGCGCTGCGCCGGGATGTCGCCGCGGACGAAGATCGCCGACACGACGTCAGCCGCCGTGTTCGCGGTATCCGTCAGGCCCTGGCGGTAGAACGGGACGCCCTTGTACGAGAGGGTGTAGCCCTCGACGTTGCGGCCCTGGTCTGCGCTGGACGACGCGCCCATGAGGCGGTCGGCCGCGCCGGCATACACGGCCATGTTGGACGACGCCGCCTCGAGCGCGGTCTGGAAGTCCTCCATCGCCACGTTGTCGAAGATGGCGACCAGGTCGCCCTTCACGCCGCGGCGGGCGAGGTTGTACAGACCGTCGTTGACGTCCGAGACGCGGCAGTCCGTGCCCGACGTGCCGACCGAGGCCGACAGCGACGCGAACAGCGCGCACGCGTCGTCGTTCATCGCATCCATCAGGATGCCCATGGCGTTCGCCACGATGTCCTGAACGGTGATGAGCGTCGCGTCCTCGAGCGCGGTGTCCGACGGCTGACGGAGCAGACCGTACTCGATGACCGAGAACGTGCTGTCGGTCGTCTCGAGCTCGTTCGCGGTGAGGTCAGTCGCCTCGGTCGCGTTGAACTCGGTATCGACCGCCGTGCCGTCCTCGGGAACGGTGCCGACGTCCGAGACCCAGCGCGGCTGAGAGACCGTGCTGGCGCCGTTGGTGATGTTGATGGGGAGGAAGAACTGCGACGGGTTCTTGAAGTTCCCGAGGTAGTCCGCGATGAACTCGTTGATGTACTCGCTGTTGATCAGTTCGGTGAGAGACGTTGCGGTAGTAGCGCCGGTGATGGCCATGGTTGGTTACCCCTGTGGCCGCGTGACGCGGATCCCCTCAGCGCGCTGTCGAGCAGCATCGAGACGCATAGAGCGGGCCTTATCGGCACCGAGTTCTGCGTCCATTGCGCGCCTCGCGGCGACGCTCATCCCGATTGGGTTCTCTTGAAACTCCAACTTCCACGGTGAGTGGTGGTTAGGCGCAGGAGGCCCCTTATCGGATAGAGGCTGCGGATTCGACGGCTGCGGCTGAGCGGGCTGCGTGGTTGCGGCCGGCTGTGCGGTTGGTGCTTTGACCAGCCCCAGGTCGGACAGGAAGGAGTCAGCCTCGGCAGCGAAGCGCGACGCCTCGACGCCCTGGAGCGCGGACTTCATCCGGCGCACCACGTTGTCGTTCAGGTCGTGCTTGGCGGCACGCGAAGCGATCACTCGCTCGCGCTCGAGCATGGCCTCGACGTCCGCAACGGACAGACCAGCGGCGGGTGCCGAGGTTGCCGTTGCAGCGGCGGGCTGCTCGGTTGGCTTGTCTTTCTTGAACGCACCGTCTCGACGGAGATCCGCGAAGATTCCGTTACGCAGCTCGGGCAGAGCCGCCGCGACCGCCTTGGTGACGATGCCTTCGATGGCATCGACCGGGATCGTTGCAGCTGCCGGCTGCGCGCCCTGTTGCGCGGCGGGCTGAGACTGTGCAGGAGCAGCGCCGCCACCTGGCGACGCGCCCTCTTCGTTCCTGAGAATTGGCTTGAGCTTCATTGTTCTGGTGGTCCGTGACCGCCGATGCCGGCGAACGCTGCCTCTCGCGGTGGCAAGCCGTGCCTGCACCGTCGGGGACCACCCGGAACGCGCTAAGGGTTACTCGCCAGTCGCTTGGATCGACTGATCGGCGTGGCCCATCGGGATCGTGAAGTCCACGACCACGCGATGACCGGCGGCCTTGGCGTGACGACAGAAGTAGATGTCTTCACCGCACAGAACTTTGAGGCCGTCGTCGGTGTCGCGATGAACGAACCAGGGGCGCGGTAGGTCGCGCAGCTTCCACAGGTCGATTAGCATGTAGCCGGTCCCGACCTCGCCGTCGTAGACCTCGCCGGGTCGAGCCGGTTCGCAGTTCATCCGCTTGGCGTTGCGCGTGATGACAGCGGCGCCGACGACAGCGGCCGACGTCTCGGTCATGGTCCGCCACATATGGCCCAGGCCGCCCTCGGGCGGAATCGGGAAGGTGTCGGAGTCGCACATCAGGAGCAGGCGAGCGCCGGCATCGACAGCCAGCTTGACCATGTTGTTGCGCGCCCGGGTCACGCCGGTGTTGTCGACGAAGAACGGCAGCGGCTTCCAGCCCATCTCCAGCGCGGTCATGCAGTCCTGCGTCCAGGCGATCGCGGTGCGAGCGTGGACGCGCTGCTGATAGGCGGGAATGGACAGGGCGATGATCATTTGATTCTCCAGCCGCGCCACAACGTCAACGCGCACACGAGCAGCACGCCGATCCAGCCCACGACCATCTCAGTCATCGCGCCGCCTCGGCATCTTGAGCGGCTCGAGTCCGCGCTTCTTGCACCACTTCGGATTGAACAGGTGCGCGTAGTGCCCCGGGTTGCCCATGGCACGGGCGAACGCGACCGTATCGGCCATGTCCTTGTCGCGCGCGGCCTTGCGTACCGGATCGGCGCTGACGTCCGAGTGACCGCCCGGCCACATGCCGTGATCGCCGGTCACCTCGGGCAACTCGTACCAGCCGATCATGGCCTGCACGGCGACAGCAAACCGCCAGTCATCGGTCCATCGCTTGTTGTCGTCGTATCCGCCCACCTCATCCCAGACGGAGCGCTCGTGTACGCCCGCGGTCGAGGCGAACTGGTTGTCGATGTAGATCGCGCGCTGCCATCCCGGGTCGAGCTTGCGCACGAAGTGCCGGACCGGATCCCAGTGCCACGAGCAGACCGCGCGGTGTTGACCGGAGCGGACCAGTTCGATCTGCCTCGCCTTGGCCTCGGCTCGATATGCGTCGCCCACGTCGAGCCGGCACACCACAGCATCATCGGGCAGCGTGCGAATGCCCGTGTTGAGTGCAGCTGATGGGCCGCCGTTCGTGCTGCGGCGGATGACCGTGACCCGATCCAGCTTGGGCAGAACGAGCGGATCGGGTGAGCCGTCATCGACCACGCACACCATGTCGATCTCGGGCATGCGCAGCGCGGTCTCGAGCGAGGCCATCACGCGCTGTGGGTCCTCGCGATAGCAGGGCGTGACCACAGCAACCGGACGCGACCGGTGTAGCGCCGGGACTTCATGGATCGCCCACGGAGACCAAGACCGGAAGAATCCGAGAATGCGCTCGTTGTACTCGGTCAGCGCAGAACACGAGCGCAAGTCAGACGCGAGCGGCAACGACTTGAGCCAGCCGGCCGGGCGTGCGAGGCAGAGCATCGGAACGCGCTGCTTCTGTGCAGCGATGGCTACCCGGTAGTCGACCGCGTCCCAATCGGCCAGGTCGTCGATGGTCAGCCGCAGTGTGCTCGTGTGCCAGCCGATCGTGCCCGTTCCGATGACGTGGACCGGAACATCCGCCGCGCACAACTTCTCGTAGTGCCACTCGGTCCGATCATCGCGGATGTGGTTGACCACGTCGCGATACCGAGACCCATGGAAGCCGACGATCGCGCGGCGATCGTACCGCTCGATCTTGGCGGCAACGTTCCCGGCGTAGTCGGGCGGATACAGGATGTCGTCGTCAACGCAGAGGTGAACGCCAGCGGCAACGAGGCCACGGGCAACCCAGAACAGCTTGGCTGTGGACTTGAGCGCCAACCACTCGTGATTATCGCGACCGTCCACGACGGTGATCTTTGGATGGCGCAGGTAATCGGGCGTCGACTCGTAGCCCTGCAAGAACACGTTAAGCCGATCGACCTGCGGTAGAATCGTCGGCAACATCTGCTCTAGCGCAGGCCGGCGCCAAGCGACAGTCGACATCGAGGCAGTGATCATTCCTCGTCCTCGTCGGCCATGGATGCGGCGGCCTGCTCCTCGTCTGTGGCGCCGCGCATTGGTTCGAGCAGCGCCTGCTCTTGCCAGGTCGTCACGGGGTGCGCGTCCACAGCGTGGTTCGGTACGTGTCCTCAGCGAAGTGACGCACTGAGTAGCCGCCCCAGGTGAAGTATTCCTCCTTGAGCTCGTACGCGGCCCAGTCGCCCTGATGGGTGTCATGGCAGATGATCGTCGGCACCTTGGCGTGAAGCGCCGAGCGAACGAGCGGGCCGCGCTCGAGGGCTGGTCCGTCAACGAACAGCACGGACGCTTCTGGCAGCTGAGAGACCAGCCGCTTGTACGAAGCGACCACGGCGACCGGGCGGCCTGACATGCTGTACACCCAGCGCGCCCACTCACTCCAGCCCGGGTGCGCCTCGTAGCAGGCGACCCGAATGTCCTTGCGAAGGTTCGCCAAGAGTGGCGTGGAGTAGAGCCCGGCGCCGTGCTCGATGACGAGCGAGCCCGGGGTGAGCGCCTCAATCGCTGCGGTCAGAGTCGGGATATGAGAGCCGGTCGGGCACTCGATGCCCATCATGGATTTCACGGCTCGCCGTCCTTTGGATCGTCCTGTTCGTCGTCAGGATTCTTGCCGAACCGAGCGGCGCGACCAGCGGCGCCGTTCTCCTGCGGCGTCTTCTCGTCAACGGGCGTATTGAGCGACCCGTTGAGCGCCATCAACTCTTTCTGCTCGGCGACGTACTTGGTCTGCCGCTTGAGCCGCTCGGACACGATCTTCTCCGCGTCTGCCATCGTCTTGATGTCCGGGTTGCGCCGCATCTCCTCGGCGTAGTTGTCCGTGAGCCCGAGGCGTCGCTCGGTCTCGAAGTTGGCGTTTTCCTCGGTGCGCGTCATCGGCTGCTGGATCTCGCCGAAGTCGATCGAGAAGCCGTCGGCGGAGAATGCGTACTCACCCAGGTCGCCAGCGAGAACAGCCGGTGTACCCGTCTCGTCGACACCCTCGCGGCTGCCGTTGACCGCGGCCATGATCTGAACGATCCGGCTCTCGATGCGGCGCATCGTCGGGATCCGACGCTTGCGGATCTCGCGGATGGGAATGCGGCGGAGTTCGATCTCCGCGCCACTGGTCGCGTCTTGCTGGTGCAGCACGGACGGCGGCAGACCATGATTGCTGGCCGTGGCGTCCTGCGCATACGTCGCGGTGTCGCGGTACACTTTCGGATCCACGCCGCGATCGACCACGGTAACCGTGACGCCTTCGCCCAGGAACACCTCCGAATCGGTGTCCGCGGTCTGCCCCATCGCGGTCGCGGACGTGTCGCCCGTGATGTATGCCTGCTTATTGACGCTGATCGACTCTTTCGCGAGGTTCAGATCCTGGAGCCGCACCATCTTCTGTGCGGATAGCAGATCGGCGCTCGGGCACTCGGCGAGCAGTGACGACTTTGACCCGGGTTTGCGCGTCGAGCACAGGACGCCCGGCATGATGCCGATCGGCCAAGCCTCCACGCTGCCCTCGAAGACCTCACACTTCGCGTTCATCGTGAACGTCTCGTCATCGGTCCACACGCGGAAAACCGGATCGCCCGGCTTGGAGTCACCGCCGCGCTGGTCGAAGATGACAGCGACGAGCAGCGTCCGATCCTTCGGGTGCGCGACAGCCCAGAACGCGGCTGGCGAGATGACCTCAAGCAGCGGCTCGCGCTCGCCGGTCATGGTCTTGCGGACGCGGTACCAGAGGAGCGCATCCTCCTGGTACGCGAGTTTGCGGTCGAGCTCGGCCATTGCGTCGTCCTGCTGCACGGCGTCCAGGAATGACTGGTACAGCGCATTGTTGCTCTCGCCGCCGCCGACCGAACGGCGCGGGGGCTCGCTGTACACGGTGGCCTTTTCCGTGGCCACGCGGGCGATCACGTTGTTGAACTTGGCGACGCCGGTCCGGTTCACCTCGAGCCGGCGGTCCTGGTTCTTCTTGTCCTTCCACATCACGCCGATGACGCGTTCCATCTCGTCATCGCCCCGGCCCTCGTAGAACTGATCG